GACTAAGGCGCGTTTTGTTTCTATAGGTAAATCAGGCTCATAAAAATCTACATGAAACTGCCAAGCCAATAAGTCAATAAGCGTCTCATTTACAATTTTATTTAATACCAAATTGGGGATTATATTAATATCAGGTATTTTTGCTATTATCTCACCCAAAGCCTCGTCAAAGGCCTGAGCCATCATTTTAACGCCGGGGTCATTTGCCAAGTTTGGAGGTAGTAAATTTATAATAGAAAAATTATTAAAATCCATCAGGCATCCTCTAATCCCATGAAATCTACAGTTTTATCCCCGGTAAACTGCGCCACTTCATTCGGCTTTAATTCCGTAAACGCCGGTTCCGCAATTTCCATACGCTTAACGCCGCAGTCCATGATTAGCTTATGAAGCATATCTGGGACTATATCTAATCCCAATTGAGACCTTTGCCATGCGATATACCGCTCAACAGCCTTATCAACCGCGTCTATAATCGAGGCCGCTTCTGTCGCTCTTTCAGTTTCAATCCAATACTGTACCGACACACAAAACTCTTTTATCTCAGGGGGAACTACATGGAGATAATCAGTCAGCGGCCGCCGTGTTTTTGCTGACAATGTTTCTTTAACCTGGTTCAAAACTTCTTCAGCAGGCAACTCACCATTTTTCATTAAAGCAGTGATATTTACATTTCCAGGCCCGGTTCCGCTCTCCCTGTAATAATCGCCAAGCGCTTTATAGAAACCAGAAGCGTTTGTAATTCCCCACGGTTTAAGAAATTCTTTAAAAGATTCCATATCCAAATCCGGCTGCCATGCTTTAGCGTCCACTATCCCAGGATTTGCCGTCCGCGCCCAAAACTCATAACCGCCGTCAGGCCCGGCAGTAGAAAACGATTCCGGCAGTATTCTCAACCTTTCTTTGTATGCTTCTAATCCTTCTGTCTCCTCACCACCAGTTGACGGCGTTATATTTTCAACTGTAGAAACAAAAGGTACACGGTCCACCATGTTTTTGATTGTACCAACAGCGAAACCATCACCTTCAATTCCGGCAGTTAGACATTTCGCTTCAATTTCCCCTGTCAACTCTCCCGCTGGTATTTCCAATGTTGCCATTGTTGCAAAAAATATTTTATTATCTGCCGTTACACGGCTTCCCTTTAAGATAACTGTTTTCACAGTTCGCTTTACGGAAAGCGTATAACGAATTGTAGTAAGAGAGAATGAAGCATCAAGCCGCTTGCCCCTGTCACCATATAAATATCCGATATGTTCAACAGTATTTTCATCGGCAAAGAAAAGCAAACCGCCTTTGCCGGCATAGTCAATGTCGTGGTTTACTTGCGCCAGTATTGCGGCTTCGGTCAACTGCATAAGCCTTTCCGGATCTGCCGGCCTTTGCCGAAAACCTGCTTCACCATGCACGCGGCGTATTGCTTCATAAAAATCTTTCAATTTATCAGCTAATACACGAGCGTCATCTTCCGCAAATTTCAAATCTTCAAATCTCATTTTTCCACCACCTGTATTAGAACATCCGGCCAGAATTTACCGCTTTTCAAATCGGTTTCCCATCGTATTCCCTTTAATACCGCCCTTGGCTCATATTTCCTCAAGGCCAAAAAGCATTCCTGTTCCGCTTTCGCCCTTGTAAGCAATGCGGGGCTGTCCAAAAAATCAAATGATATTCCAAAATCACGATCTAATGGCTGCGTTCCCTTGCGTGTTGTTAGAATCGTCCTCACGTTTTGTATAACAGCAAGAACACCAGTCGCGCCGAAAATAATATTGGTTGGCATTGCGTCCAAAGTTACCCACTGTTCGTTCATTTGTACTCCTTAAAATTACATGTTAATTCCGTCCACATTATTTTTCCCGAACCCGGCGCGAAATGATTTGAAACGCCTGTTATCCCGTCCACATACCACATATTGTCAGACAAAGGCCTGTCTCCTAAAAACAATGGATGATTTTTACCATCTCGTACTAATTGCCTAAATAATTCATATATTTCTTCCGGCTCTTCACCGCCTAACATTTTTGTGATTGATATTTTCATCTGGACTTCATCTTGCCCCGGGCCTAAGAACTCGGACAGCGGAGCCGAATTTATAGGCTCGTGTGTCGCCCATCGTGCGGAAGCGTTTTGCGTCAATTCCGAAAATGAAAAAGCGCCAATGCCTGAGACTTGAAATACTATTGGCCCCCAGCTTCCTATAAGCATTATGTTACCTTCCCTGCTCCTGTGGTTGCTCCATTATGTGTTGTAGGATCAACTGCTACCAATATCCCAAGCGGTACTACAGCATTTGCCGTAAACTCATTTATAATTCCGCTGCTGTCTGCTTCATAGAATTTTATTATTTCAGCCTTTATAGAGGCGTTTATTCCAGCCATATCAGGATATGCGGCGACTAGATCATTAAACCGCATAGTTGCCATTGATGTTTTAGTCAACGCCATAATAACTCCTTATTTGAGTGCCTTCGCGCAGGCTGCTTTCGCCTTATTTAAGGCCGCGACTACATCATCCCAAACGCCTTTAAGGTGCATATTGATAATGGGCGGTACCGGGGGAACAGGCACACCGGGCGGCAAGGCAACAGGGGGAACAAGAACAGGATTACGGGTAACGGCTTTTATTAAATCATCAAATAACACCTGGAGGACATCGGCGCCCAATAACGTATTTGTCCCCTCTACTCCGACAGGCGCGTCCGATTGAATGTCCGTATCGGATGATGTATGTTTTGAACTGCCGGAAACAACAGTCTCTTGGTTTCCCTGAATGAGCAGTTTGTCATCAATGCCAATTTCAGTATCCCTGTTTTCCTCAATTTCCGTTTTTACATTTTTAATTTTTTCAGTCATGGTTTGGTCTACTACCAAATCCAGCGTTCCGTTATCAGCGTCAAACCTTACAACGTTTTTTCCATCTTCGCTGACAATTAAAATTATATTCGGCGCTCCGCCCTGCGGCATTTTGTTCGCGGTATAAACCTGACCGAGTACATACCCTTCCTGCGTCCCATTCGGGAGCTTGCCCACTACAACGTGATCGCCTTCTTTCGGCGTCCAGAAAAAATTCCATCCACCTGCTGCCGGAAATAATACCTGCATTTTACCGCTAACGGTTCCACCCAAATCATCCATCGCAACACGAGCAGTCGCGCTATTCACATCCCGCTCTGAGGCCTGCCCTTGGCGTAGTATTTCTGCCATATCAATACCCCACCAATACTTTGCGGGCTTTTATAACAGTCGTAAATTTACCACCAAGGCCGTGTTGTGTATCATACACCGAATACTTGCCGCTATATGCCCCGAACCCTGTAACATCGATATTGACGCTACCGACCATATTCAGATTTCCCATTACCTGTAATGTGCAGGTCCATTCATTTTTATTTCTTTCCCGCGCCACGGCTCTCGCCTGCCGTAATGCGTTATCATTTGCTGTACTGTCAGTTCTTTTTGCCGGTTGGCTCATTATGTCCGCAAATTGCTTAAATTCATTTCTAATTGTTCCATCTGAGTTATGAGTAATACCGGAAAAATGATCTCCTTTAGGTTCTCTAAAATCATCGCCGCTTAAATCTCCGGGACGTCTATTCATGTATTCTATCTGCCCAGTTACCGGGGGTTCCGGTGGTTCAAACTCAGCATGAACCAATTGCCCGCTTTTCGGGTCTTTATAACTGTTAATTACTTTACAAACAGTTTCACTCGTGTCCTGAGAAAAAGAATAACCCAAAAGACGACCGCCAAAATCCGATTTATCGAAAGTATCAATGATCGGTTTTGCTTCATAGGCAGCCTCTTCAAAAATGATTATTTTATTGTCTGTTACCTTTAATGCAACACCGTACTGCTCACATAAATCTAATAAAATTTCCATGTCGGATTTTTCTTCCTGTTCCACGCGATCAAGTTTAATTATATCTTTCACATCGTACATCAATTCAAGTTTTGCTTCATCAGCAATGCCCTGGGCTATTTTTTGTAACGTAGCATTTTCCCACGCCCTTGTCTTTTTACTTCTCCGAAGGCTTGAGGAAATGGGAACTGATAAGGCTTTTATGGTAACGGTATCAGGCGGTCCGGCAAAATCAACGCTGTCGATTTCAAAAGAACCGCAATCCAATTCCCTGTTATCGCCTTCAAAGTCCCAATTCTCCACGCATATAGTCACCCGTAAAATTGTCCCGGAAACTGCGTTATCAACTACTGTTTCAGGTATTGTAGAAGTCCCTTTAATGTCATTTATTAACTGTAATTTTCCCTCAACGCCTTTATATTGCGGATTTGTGCTTACGACCTGCGACCATCTGGAGGAATCGGTCATTGTCTGTAATGCATGGCCCTGCTCCGGTGTTAAATCAGAAGCGTCAATTAATTTTTGTAATTCTGCTGTACTTACTCCGCGCTGTAACGCTTGTGCTATTGCGGTATAGTCGCTTTCTTTCTCAATAGTGCGCTCTACTTTTTTCGGATACCAGTCGCCTATCCAATTATTCTCCCTGTCGTGGCATTTCAAAGTAATTTCATCGGATTCCTTGCTCGCTTTATCGTTATATGTAAATTCAAGAACAGAAGCTGTCAATGCTTCTGTAATATCTTTGCCATCGTATGAAACACGAACAAATGAGCGCCTTGAATCTGCCATATCACGCTCTCTTCCACGGCGGAAGGTTCGCCGATGTTTGTTTTCTGGTTTGTGGCTTATCCGGGACGTTTATCATAGTGGGAACCGTAAATTGAACGATATGTCGTAATGTGGGATTGGCAGCTAACAGGATGTGAATAAAACCTTCATCTTGATAGAGTTTCCAAGATAAATAATCCCAAACATCACCCTGTGACGCTAAATATTGTCTCATGCAAAACTCACTCTGCGCTGGTTCCGCATTATATTGTCCAGGGCTTGTTTTACTTTAACCTCAAAATCACCAGCGGCTTTTTCTCCAGCAGCAGATATTTGGTTTATGGTTTCTTTATCAGGCGTTCCGCCGCTGAACGTGTTGTTTTGGTTGAAAGTGATATTCACAACATTTTCGCCTCCAGATATTCTATGCGCCACGGACTGCATTGCTGGGGGAGTACCGCCTGTTGAAGCTGTAGCCGTTTGCTGGTTCATTTTGTTCAAGTAACCGCCGATTTCCCCGGCTTGTTTCCAAATATCGAACCCTTGAGGACTTTTATTCAAAGGAACTACCGCTTCAGCTCCCCTTTCGGCAATTTCGGCGATGTGCCGATGGGTAAAGATACCGCCGTCAGCATGGCCTGGGACATTATTTTTTCCGGCACCAAAAAGACCGCCAACTTTATCACCAATACCGCCAAAGAAATCCTTCACGGCTCCAATTTTGTCTTTGAAGAAATTAACAAAGGATTCTATTTTTTCTTTTATTGAAGCGAATACCCCTCCAAACTTTTCAGCAAGGCCATTAATAATTCCCTTTACCGCGTCAACAGCGCTTTGGAATACATTTTTGAAAAATCCTCCTATTTCGCTGATAATAGTTTTAATTGTCCCAATCGGATCAGAAAATATATTCGGAAGTATGCTTACAATGTTTTTTATTGCGGTTATCCCGGAACTAAAAACATTTTTGAAGAAACCAAAAAAACCGTCTATTATAATTTTGATACCATTAAAAACATTCTGAAACGGCTCAGGCATACGGCTTACTATATTTTCAACAAAGGAAGCCCCATTTTGAAATAATCCTTTAATTCCAGCCCAGCCATTACTTGCCGCGCCCTTGATTCCATCCCATGCATTTACTGCAACATTTTTTATGCCTTCAAACACCCTTCCAAAAATATTACCTACTGAGCTTAATTTTTCACTGGCAGCGTCCTTGAAATTTGCGAAACCTGTTTTCAATCTGTCAATGGTTTTTGTACCAAGTTCTTTAATACCGCTAAAATCACCACTGGCGGCCTGTTTTAGCGCGCCAAAAACTTCACGCCCCACACCTACTAATCCGGGGAAACGCCCTTCAAGATTAGTTAATGCTTTCACACCAATTTCTTTTATTCCATCAAAATTTCCGCTCGCTGCTTGCCTTAATGCGTTCAAAACCTCATGCCCGGTATTCGCAAGCCCAGGAAAGCGCCCTTCTAATTTACTCAGCCCCCACTCACCAACATCTAATAATTTATTAAATGCTACTCCGGCGCCATCCTTTAATTTGTTGAAACCTTCTACCGCCTTATCTTTCATTGCCGCCGCTCCGTTCTTGACACCTTCCCAAACTGAGGCAGCTACTTCTCTGACTTTCCCAAATGCGGCCGGCCCGTGTTCCTTTATTTTATTAAATGCGATTATATACGGATGATATTGCGCGGCGTTCTTAATCCCTTCCCATGCTTTGCCAGCTGCTCCTTTTATTCCTTCCCACGCGCCTGATGCTACATTTCTTATGCCGTCCCATGCGTTTTCGGCAATGTTTTTAGCCATCACCCAATTCTGTTTTACATTTTCAACATATTGATTCGCCATGCCCTTCATGCCGTCCCATGCTTCGGATGCTATACCCTTAATTCCATTCCATACTTTGCCTGTAATATTCTTCACACCGTCCCATATACCGCTGAAAAAATTACCGACACCGCTAAAGATGTTTTTTATGCCTTCCCATAAGCCCAAAAAGAAATCCTTTACCGCAGTAACGACATTATCAACAAAGTTTCTGAACCCTTCAAAATTGTCATAAAGGTATTTGAATATTCCGGCGAATGGATTGATGATAAAAAGGACAATCGCCTTCCAATTGGTTTTTACCCAATCAATAACGCCTATAAAAATATTTTTTATAAAATCTCCTGCTTTCTTAACAAACCCGATAACTGCATTCCATACAATACCAGCGACTTCTTTTATCTTATCAAAGTTTTTTACTACCAAAACAATAATGGCAATTACCGCCGCTATCGCTGCAATTACCGCCAATACAGGCCATGTTGCCGCCCAAACAGCCGCTGCCATTGCTCCGAATCCTGTCGCGCCTGCGGCGCCGCCAGCCGCCGCCGCCGCCCCTGCTGCCCCTGCACTCGTACCAAATAATCCCATTATCCCACTCACAAGTCCGACTACTGCCTTCAATACACCAAAAAGGGAAATAACAACTTTAATTCCGGAAATAAATGTAGGAGCAATTGCAAGAACGGCAATTATTTTCGCAAGGTTCTGAAAACCGCCAACAAAATTAGCAACACCGGTTACAGTATCTTTTATCCATTTTCCAAATTCCTGTATCTTTGCAATTATTTCTGGCAGTTTTTGAACAGCTTCGGCGAGGAAATTTCCAAACTTCTGGCCAAGTTCCTGAATGAACGGTCCCTGCTGAACCATAGCGTCTTTAAGATGATCAAAAGCTTGCGTTATTGGTCCGATTGCGCTGCCTATAAATTGATTTTTTAATCCTACAAAACCACTTTTCATTCGGCTCAATGCGCTGCCATAATTCTCCGATGCCCTTGCCTGTTCCTCGCTGATAATTATTCCAAGGCCTTGCGCTTCATCTCCCATTTGACGCAGGCCTTCGCTCCCCATCTTCATAGCGTTCATCATTTTTGGCCCGGCTGTTTTTCCGAAAAGAGTAACAGCTACCCGGGTACGGTCCGCATCGTTGTTAAGCGTTTTCATGTAATCAGAAATATTTGAAAATGCTTCTTCCGGTTTCATGCCGGAAAGCTGCTTGGATGATAAACCAATTGCAGCGAGTTGTTTTGTCATCGCATCGTTTCCTGCAGCTCCCATTTTTATCGTGTTGCTCATTTTCTGGATTGCGCCGTCAAATTCTTCCGCCTGAACTCCAGCTGTACCCATCGCGTAACGCAATCGCTGGTATCCCTCAATTCCCATGCCAAGGGAATCGGCAGTCTTAGCAGCCTGGTCACCGGCTGCGGCAAAATCACCTGCGAGCTTCAATGTTGCCGCGCCGGCAGCCGCAACACCGCCAACTACACCCAGCGCGAGTTTCCCAGCGTTTTTTGTAAAGTTACCAAAGTCTTTACTGAGTTGTTTATTAGCGGCCTGCAAATTCTTCATCTGTTTTTGCACGTCCATAATCGCTTTTGACGCGCCGGAAGATTTGCCGTTAATTTCAATTGCGACATCCCAAACTGTTTTTTTTGCCATTTACCCTTTCCGTTTCGGCGTATCAATCGTTTTCAACACCGCTTCCAGTTCTGCGTTATAAGACAATAACTCCGACAACGGCATATTTTCTAAGTCCGTTATCGGAGTATGCGCCATCACCGCAAGCCCTAAACATATCCCGCGAATGAATTTCGCTGGATCGTCATACTCAAAAACATTTATTTCGCCGCCGTCTCGGGCTTCGCTGATTTCTCCGGCTTCGCGGCCGGTTCTGTAAAACCCGCATCATCATCCTCTGTAAATTGGTCATAGAACTCTTGAGGGTTGTTATGCCTTACAAACGCCGAAACGGTCTGCCAGACCATCTCATAATCGTAGAAGGGCAGCTTTTCTATCGCCCGGAAAGGTACGCCGGAAATCTCAGCGGCAAGCCGCGCGCAATACTCTGATGAAGTGGGCCTGTTAAGGCCGGATATGTTGCCGCCGCCAAAAGTCTCGCGCTCGCAGCGGTTAATCATCGCGCCATTAACTTTTCCAAAATCCAATTCGATGACGGAAATGTCCTTTCCTTCCCACTTCGTTTCTTTTGAAAGTTTTACTTTCACTGTTCCGACAAACATTCTTTTTCCTCCCTGATAATAATTCCGGCAACAACATCGCTCGCGTTGGAATTTCGATGCTGTTTTTTAATACATATCCTGAGCCAATCTTCAAAAGACAGCTCAGGATAGTATTTCTTAATGCCTTTATACGTCCATTTTTTCATGGCTATACGAGAAGGTTCTGCCTTGTCTCAGCCATTAAATCATTGCCGTTGACCTTGTAGATGTATTTGAAGGCGTCCCATTCGAGAATTTCATTGCCGTCCAAGAAATGCTGAACGTAATTCAGTTGGATAGTGATTTCCGCCTCTCCGGCAGAAGCCTGTTCTATCGAACCGGGGCTTGAACCGCTTAACTGCCCTTTCAACACCCAACGGTTCGGGACTTTTTCCTTCGCATGGTTGTCGGGGTTCTGCACGATGATTTCATTACGCAGGTCAATCGTGCGCACGGTTCCCAATTCCATGTATTTGGTAATATCTCCGTAAATAACCGGGAATTTTAATTTCGCGGTCAACGGTTCCATCGAGCCGGGAAAGGCTACGTTGACTTTTCCGGCGACACCGGCGCCGCCGAATTCTTCTGTCGATAATTCGAGAGACGGAAGCTCAACCGAGACGGCACCTTTCAGCGCCGTGCTGGTTTCCGAATCGTAAACCATAAAAACATTATTGCCTGTTGCGATACCTGGTCTCATTTCAAACCTCCTTAATTAAAACAAGCCTTCGAGGGCATCTGGGTCATAGCTGAAATTAAATTCCAGCTCCTTCGCCGCGTTTGACGGCGTGAGGTAAACTTTGAATAAAAGTTTTCCACTCATAATGCTCTGATTGCTGTTTGTCGC